GCATCACCCATGTTCCCTACGACAGCCTCAAGTCCGTCGATGTGTTCTGTGACCTCGGATGGGCGGACAGCACCTCCCTTTGGTTTGCCCAGCGCATCGGCTTCGAATACCGTCTCGTCGAGTGCTACCAGAACCAGCAAAGGCCATGGGATCACTACCTTAAATACATCCAGTCCAGGGAATACGTTCTCGGGACTGTCTGGCTTCCCCACGATGCCCGAGCCAAGCAGCTACAGACAGGCCGCACGATCCACGAAATTACCATGGCGGCAGGCTTTAAATGCGAAATAGTGCCTAATATCGGCATCGAGGACGGGATCAATGCCCTCAGAACCATCTTCAAGGATTGCTGGTTCGATACCGTCAAATGTGCAGATGGGATACAGGCTCTTAGACACTACCGCTATGACGTTGATCCCGACACAAAACAGTGGTCGCGCAAGCCTTTACATGATGAATATAGCCACTACGCAGACGGATTGCGTTATTTTGCCGTGGCAATGCGGGATGGTCGGGTGATGAAGCCAACCCTTCCCAAGATGCCCAATATGCCGTCTACCGGGCGGTGGATGGGAAGATAGCATATATCAGAAGTTGTAAGACATTTTCCGGGTGTCCAAAATCCCCGGCAAAACACCAACCAAAAGTTGTAAATGGCAACTGAAGACACATTTCATAACCAGCCTGAAGACAGCGGTACTCCGGACGAGAGGATCGTCAAGGAAGCCCAACGCCGTTTCGCGGTATGTGCCACATACGAGAACGATGCCCGGATCCGCTTTATCGAGGATGTCAAGTTCGCCAACGGTGATAGCGACAATCTCTATCAGTGGGATGAAAACGCCCGCACCGCCCGCGGCTATGGCACAGTGGACGAACGTCCGTGCCTGACCATTAACAAGGTCCGCCAGCACAATCTCAATATCATTAACGATGCCCGCCAGAACAAGCCCACGGTCAAGGTGCGGCCGGTGGGAAATGGCGCCACCTACGATGCCGCCCAGGTCTTCGAGGGGGTTGTCAAACATATCGAGTACATTTCCAACGCCCAAGCCGCTTACGATACGGCCACGAAGTTTCAGGTTGAGGGCGGAAAGGGATGGCTGCGCCTGGTCACGGATTATCCCCAAGACACAGATCAGTCATTCGATCAGGAAATCTATATCCGGCGGGTGAAAGACCCGCTGACGGTCTATCTCGATCCCGACGCCAGGGAGGCAGACAAATCCGATGCCCGCTACGGCTTTGTCTTTGATGATATGGCGAGCGAGGTATTCCGGGACACATATCCCAAATATGCGGACAAGGTTAATTCCTCGCCTCTGGATGTGTCCGGCGATTGGATACGCAAGGACCAGATCCGGGTTGCCGAATATTACCGGGTGACGGAGAAAGACGATAAGCTTGTTTCCTATCTTGGTCCGGACGGCCGGCGCGCACTGCAGCGCAAGTCCAAGATGGAGGACGCCGAATACAAGACCGCCATTGAAGATCCCGAAACCAAAACCCGCGACGTTCTGGACCATAAGGTGGAATGGTATCTCATAGCGGGGACCACGATCGTGGAGCGCAATGTCTGGGCAGGGTGCTATATCCCGCTCATTCCGGTCATAGGCGAGGAAACCTTCATCAACGGCCAGTATGACTGCAAGGGCCATACAAGGGCGATGAAAGACCCTCAGAGGCTGGCAAACTACTGGTATTCAGCCGCAACCGAGCATGTCGCGTTGCAATCCAAGAGCCCCTATATTGGTGCCATGGCGGCATTCGAGAACCTCACGCCCTATTGGGACAGCGCCAATACGGTTAACCATGCGTGGCTCCCGTTCAATGCCTACGACGACAAAGGCCAGCCAATCGAGCCGCCGCAGCGCCAGCCACCGCCGATCATGCCGGATGCTTACATTAAAGGATTGGAGCTCGCGGCCCAGGAAATCCGTGAAGTCTCAGGCCAATATCAGGCCGATATGGGCATGGAAAGCAACGAGCGTTCCGGCGTTGCCATACAGCAGAGGCAGCGTCAGGGCGATAACGCCACCTACCATTACATCGATCATCTGGGGATTGCCTTGCGCTATCTTGGCAAGCAATTGATCGACCTGATCCCCAAGGTCTATGACACCCGCCGTATTATCAAGATCATGGCGGAGGATGGGGTAGAACATGAGATAATGGTGGACCCCAACGCCCAGCAAGCCTACCAGGTCCACCAGCAGCAACAGGGCCAGGCGGTCCAGTCCATTTTCAACCCTTCGGTGGGACGCTATGATGTGGAAGCGGATATTGGGCCCGCCTATGCTACCCGCCGTCAGGAAGCGTTCGACGCTCTCACCGAATTGATGAAAGGAAATCCGGACCTGATGCATATTGCCGGGGATTTGCTGTTCAAGGCGGCGGATTTCCCGATGAGCCAGGATGTGGCGGAGCGCATCCGTGCCACTATTCCCCCCAATGTGATTGCCGGCCAACCCGGACCAGGTCCCATGCAGGCGGAAATGCAGAAGCAAATGCAGGGGCTGGCGGAACTCAATTCCAAGCTGTCCCAGGAACTCAGTAAACTCAAAATAGACCGCACCATCGAGCAGCAGCAGAAGGAAATCGATGTCTACAAGGCCGTGACTGAGCGCATGAAGATCATTCTGCCGCTGACCACCAGCGAGGCGGACCGTGCCAAAATGATCCACGATCTGGTCATGGCAGAGCATGAGAACAATCTTACTGTACTGTCCGATACCCATAATGCCATGCTGTCAAGTATGCAGTCAGGGCAGGACCACCAGCAGGCTCTACAGCAGGGCGAGGCAGGACACGAACAGGCCATGGCCCAGCAGGCGGCCATGCCTCAACCGGCGGCAAACGCGGCATGACAGACAAGCTCAAGCGCCAGGTTTCCTCCCACCGCAAGGGACGGCTCGCCAAGTCAAAAGACCACCGGATGGTGCATACCCTGGTGCGGAAAATTGCCTGGGAAATGGCTGCGGTCTATTATGAACATGCTGCGGGCGACAACGCCTTCTATCACCACTATCCCAGCCAGAAGTTCTTTGCCGATTATGAATGGCGCAGGTTCATCAAGCATGCCAAGGATACGATGCTCGATATGCTCGACAATCCACTGGTGTCCGAGACTTACAAACCCGACATTTATCACGCATTATTGCTTGACGCGACATTGCCTTATGCGCAAATGGAAACACAGATGAGGCCCAATTGATGTCTAATCCCGGCGAATTGCCGATCGAACAGCCCAAGCCGGCCGGAATTGAGCAGGATGGGGCGATTCCGGATACGTTCGTACCGCCTGATCCGGTCCCGAATCCAGAGCCTGTGCCTGAAGCCGAGCCGCCAGTAGCCGCCGCGCCTGACAAGCCCAAGCGTACCCCATGGTATATGGACCGGATCGGAGAATTAACCCGCAAGAACTCCGAGCTGGCCAAGAAACTCGAGATCAAACCGGCATCTGAGCCTGCCGCCAATGCTGCACCGAGTAATGAGCAAGCCATCCTCCAGGCCGCCGAGCAGATTGTAGCCCGCCGGGAGTTTGAATCCCGCGCCGGCAAGACCTTCGAGGCCGGAAATAAGGAATTCGGGCAGGCGGAATTTGCCGAGAAATGCAATCTGGTTGCCGGTATGGGCTTCGGAGACAGGGCGGATTTCATGGAGATTATAACCGATCCCGACATCATCCCGGACGGCCATAAATTGGTCTCCGCCCTTGCCGATGACCCGGATTCGGGCCAGAAAATTGCCAATCTGCCGGCCAACAAGATGGCCGCGGCTCTTGTCAGGTATCAGGCCAACATGAAACAGCCCGAAAAGCAGATTTCCTCCGCGCCCGCCCCAATCAAACCAATCGGAGGCACCGCCAAGCCGTCAGCGCCTCAGGATACCGATGACATCAAATCCTGGCTGGCCAAACGCAACGCCACAGCCCGCTCCACTGCGGGCGGCAGACCGAATACACACTAATGAAATATCGTTACGCGCGTCACTGGTTGACGCTCCAAAATAAAATCGCCTTATTCCTTGGTCTCACAAAGACGAGACGCGTATATCTGCCTGAGAATTTCCGCATCATTGATCGGAATATTCTTAAAATCGGCCCGTCTCAGCCGGATAGCTGAAGCCTCGCGTGTAAGTGGCCTCACGCCCCACAAAACCCGACCCTAAGCTGCGCGCGTAAGCGTCCCGTTTCTTCCTCTGCTTGGTCGGCAATGCGGTCTTAGCGCTCCCCCTTAAAGCGCTTCCCACATCGCCAAAACCCCAAACCCACAGGAGAAAAACCGTGGCCAATACGCTACTTACTATTGGCGGGATCACCCGAGAGGCGATCCGCCTGTTCATGAACTCCAATGCCTTCATCGGCAACATCGAAAAACAATATGACGATCAGTTCGCCAGGACCGGCGCCAAGATCGGCCAGCAACTGAAAATCCGCCTGCCCAACGACTTCACCGTGGCAGACGGCCCGGCCCTTCAGGTCCAGGATACCAACGAGCAACAGACCACAATCACTGTGGCGACGCAGCGCCATGTGGACACCTCGTTCAATTCCCAGGACATGACCATGAGCTTGGATGACTATTCCGAGATCATCCTGGCGCCCAAGATCAACAATCTGGCCGGTAACGTGGCAGCCACCATCATGAGCGGTGTCACCGTGGCGCAAGGCCCGCTCGTTGGCACCGTTGTCAACGGCGCGGAAGGCGGCATCTGCAACTATGTCGCCAATCTGGACAATCTCAACAACATCATCTCGCCAACGGTGGATACCTGGCTGGCAGGCGGGGCGACGCTGGACGCCAATTCTGCCCAGGTAATCGACCGCAAGGTGATTGCTTCGCCACAGACCATGGCGCGCACGGTGTCCAGCCTGACAGGCTTGTTCAATCCGGCCCAGGAAATCTCCCGCCAATACCGTAACGCCAAGGTCTATGATGCACTCAATTTCGAGTGGTTTATGGACCAGACCAGCATCAACCATACGGGTGGTTCCTATAACGGTGCGGCAACGGTGTCGGGTGCTTCCCAGACCGGCTCGTCCGTAACCATTACGGGCGGTTCCGGAACCTTGGCCAAGGGCGATATCATCACCCTGGCCGGCTGTAATGCCGTCAACCGCGTCACCAAGCAGGATACCGGAAGCCTGCGTCAGTTCGTGGTGACGGCGGCGATGGCGAGCGCCGGAACGAGCATTTCAATCTACCCATCTATTGTGCCTCCGGTTTCAGGCCAGACGGCGCAATACCAGACCGTGACAGCCTCGCCCACTTCCGGCGGCGCGGTGCTGCTGGTCAATCCGGCGAGCGTCCAGTACCGCATGAACTTCGTCTATGCCAAGCAGGCGGTGACGATGGTAACGGCAGACCTGGAAATCCCGCCCAACGTCAAGGCGGCACGCGAAGTCATGGATGGAATCTCCATGCGCGCAGTCACCCAGTATGTGATCGGAACCGACCAGACGGCAGACCGCGTTGACGTGCTGTTTGGCTGGCTGTTCGTGCGGCCTGAATGGGCGTGCATCGTGGCGGACAAGATCTGATGGTTCTGGGGCTTATCCTCAAGAGCCGTTATCTCTCGCAAGCGCAGAAACCGGAGCCGTCAAAGCCGGCGGCTCCGGCGCCTGCTCCCGAGCCTGTCCATGAAAAACCAAAACGCTCAACCTTGCATCTCAAGGTTAAGAAATGATCGGGCCAGTCCAGGCGGGATTTCAGGCGGGGAACTACCGCGCCATGGTCACGGATGGCGGGGTTCATACCATTTCTGACTGGGCCAATATAACGATCAAGATGATCTGCGAGCCCGCACCGGATGCAAGCGAAAATGTCCTCAAGGAAATTTCCAGTTTCAAGATGCTGGCCTTCAAGATACTGGTTTATGCCTTCAATGAGGCCAAATCCTATAAATCCCCGCTGGCGCTCAAGGCGGTGGCCCATGATGCGGCCCAAAGGATTGCGGATTTGTCCGAAATGACCCGCTGGCGGCATCTATTCGACAATCCCGACATGCGCCAGCAGATCGAGGATCTGATTTCCCGCAACATCCTTACCATGCGCGAGATCGCGCTCAAGACGGAGTAACAATATGGCCGGATTTACCACCGCATTTCCGACGAGCTTCAAGGGCGAGTTGCCCCAGGGCGTGCATAACTTCACCGCGACGACCGGCCATGACTTCAAAGTGGCGCTTGGCAAGGTATCGCCAACCGGCACCTATGGCGCGGCCACCACCAATTACTCCAACCTGACCGGCAATTCCGATGAGACAAGCGGCACCGGATATTCTGCGGGTGGATATGACCTGACCGCGGCGCAGAACCTGACCCCCGCTACTTCAGGAACCGGCGCCTACTGGCAATGGGGTACGAACCCAAACTGGACTTCCGCCACATTCTCAACCGTCGGTTGCCTGATCTATAATTCCTCCGCATCCAACAAATGCGTATATGTCGGCTCATTCGGCGGTACACAATCCGTCACTTCCGGGACGCTGACGCTGGTGCAACCGGCCAATGGCGTCGGGACTTCGCTGCTGCAACTGAACTGATTACACATGGCAGTCAGAGCCGCCGTTGCCAACGGGAACCTGACCAGTTCCTCAACCTGGGCAACTACAGACAGCACCAGTTACAGCAATTCGGAAAGCGCAAATACCGCGCTGACGACCTCACAGGTATCGTCCAGCACGTTTACCCCCGGCGCCATTACGATCGATGGCATAGGGGTCAAGATTGCATCCCGCGCCGCATCTCCAACAGGCACCATGACGGTGCAATTGACGCAAGCCGGAACGCTTGTCACCGGAACCAATGTAACCGTCAATGTATCTGATCTTCCAACCTGTACCGCGACTTCAGGCAGCACGACCCCGGTAGGCACAGCCGAGGGTGGCTGGTTTTTCTTCAAGTTTAGCTCGCCCGTTACGCTTCTGGCCGCAACAGCTTATGCAGTATCAGCGGCGACTAGCTCATCCTCCCAAGTCAATCTCTGGTCGGCTGCTACCACCAACTGGAGCCGGTATCTCAGAACTACGACGACTGGTTCTCCAGTCGCTGCGGATGATCTGATTATCACCGGGGAATGGACAGCGGCGGCGACGGTCACGGCCCGCACCGTCACAATGGATTCAACCTCGGCAACAGCCTATGGAAGCAACACTACAAGTCAGGTCACGCCGTCGCTTTCAATTTGCAACAATGGCACATTGACCTTCGGCACTTCGGCCTCGACAAATTACATCCTCCAGCAATCCGGCTATATCGTCGTCTATAATGGGGGAACGTTGAGTGTCGGGATTATTGGCACTCCGGTCCCGAGGGGGGCGACGGCCACACTGCAATTCAACTGCACCGCAGCGGGGGATTTCGGAATTGTCGCGCGCAATGGCGCAGCGGTTAATATGTACGGGTTGTCGCGCACCAGTGGCAATAACACGGTGCAGACAACACTGGCGGCTAATCTGGCGGCAACCGGGACAGCAATCACCACGGCGGTATCCACTGGCTGGCTGAATGGTGATCTCATTTGTCTGGCACCAACTGCCCAGACCAGCACGCAATACGAAAGCGGAACACTGAACGGCAACGCTTCTGGCACTTCCATCACTCTCTCTGCCGGCGCTACGAACGCTCATCTTGGAACATCACCAACCATCGCAGAAGTCGGCCTCCTGACCCAGAACGTGGTCATGAAGGCGGTTACGGCCTCATCTGCTCAGACCTTTATCTATATTGGCGCGACCGCGACTGTAAATCTTTCCTTCACTGAATTCCGCTACCTTTCGACCAATGCGACAGGCAAACGCGGAATAGAAATCGCAACGACCGGCAACACATTCAGCATGGATAGTTGCTCCATGCATGACATCGGGTCGGCAGCGATTTACATGACTGGCGCCAGCGGGTCAGGTTTTTCGATCACGAATACCATTTTCTACAATCTGTGCGTCACATCCAATGCCAACGGTGGCTTCCAGACCAATGGCACCAGCACGGGTTGGACGGTCAATAATTGCCTGTTCATAGGCGCGTCCAGCACATCCACCACGATGATTATTCTTAATAATATTGGCGGCACGTTCGAGAATACGTCGGTTTCTGGCAACACAACTGGATCAAACGGCACAATCCAATTTGCACAGAACGGAGCCCAACTAGGTACTTTCAGCGGTGTTACAGTCCACAGCAACGGCACCAAGGCCGTGTTCTTTACCTCTGTCGCCTATGGCACGCTTACAAGTTTCAATGTCTGGAGAAATAACGGCGACGGGATTTGTGTTGCCACGCCACTCGGCCAGGTTCTTTCCATTGTCAGCAGTGCAAGCTGGGGCAACAATGGTTCCGGGTTCAATTTTGGTTCCAGCTACGACAATATCATCCTGGATACCTGCTCAACCAACAGTGATACAAGCTTCACCCAGACCAATGGGGTTTTCATAGGTGGCCCCTATGGGGGCACTGTTTATGGCTATAATTGCTCGTTCTCGCAATCGAGTGGCATCAAAACCGCCTGCACCAACGAATTCCAGTGGAGCAGCAGCCCGATTGTAGGGCCGCCAGTATTTCTCAATTCCTGCCTGTTCGGCGCGGCAACACTGTTCAGCAACATCAATGCTTTTGCTGGCGGGGTTCTGATCGCTGGAATTACGAATTTCAACCAGACAGCCAATGACAACCGATCCTATTATGGTTCTGGAACAACAACGGCGGGGTTGATTCAAACCAATACTGGCACAGTTTACAGCGGAAATCCCCGATCGGAACAAATGACGCCCGCCACGGCAACCTTCAAGCTGCTATCTTCCCCCATATTCGTGGGAGTGCCATCTGGTAAAGCTGCCACCCCGACTGTCCAGGTGCAGAAAAACAGCTCCTATACCGGAAATGCGCCACGCCTTGTTCTCAAGCGCAATGATGCGCTCGGTATAACGAGTGATACTGTGATTTCCACATTCTCCGCAGCCGCAAACACCTGGCAGGCGCAGACCGGCACCACCAGCGCCGCGACACAGGATGGCGTATTTCAATTCTTTGTCGATTGCGACGGGACGGCGGGGAGCATCTTTGTAGGCAACGCGACCTCCACGGTGGCGTAAATGGGGATTCAATACTGGTTTAACGGGCAACCGCTTGGTCTGGACGGCCAGCCGCAGGATACATCCCCGATCCAATATTGGTTTGCTGGACGACCCTATGTACTACAGCCCACCGTGGCGAATGTATCATTTAATCTGGTTGCCGCGAGTGCAACGGGCGCCGTCGCATCGTTCAGTGTAAGTTTTCCGATTCAGAATGTGCCGCTGGTGGCGGTATCCGCAACAGGGGTTGCGGGTCCATTT